CTACCGCCGCTGAGGAGTCGTCGCCAGCAGGCGATCTCCCGATTCCCCGGCATCACGAGTTTCGCCCGCTTCGACGCCGGAATCCGTTGCCTCGGCCGCTGGATTGCATTCGGAAGGTTGCGTTACGACCCGTTCCCGTACGATCGCACGCCACAGCTCCCGCTGGCGTCCCCAGTCCACCTCAGCCGCGACCGGTCGCAGCATCTTCTCATGGATGGGATCCCGCCCGCTCCGCACACGCGGCAGGAGCAGCAGTTCCTCCTGAATGTCGGGAGCCAGGTGCAGCAGGTTCATGATCTGCGTGATGCGGGGCTGGCTGACGTGCGCCAGTCGGGCGAGTGCCGGCTGGTCGGCAACGACCCCCTCGTGCAGCAGTCGTTCGAACCGGATCGCCAGGGCCATCAGTCGGGCCACGCGTGGCACACGACCCGGTTTCACGTCCTCAAGCGGCGACGGCTCCTTCCGGATCTGCTTGCGGCCGTGTTTCGTGGGGCGGAGGTGAATCTTGCGTTCGATGGTGATCATGCGGCACCTCCTGCCATCAGGGCGTTGATCCCGGTGGCGTGGAACGTCACAGCGATCGTACTTTGCTCCGCGTTGAAGGTGACTCGCTCCACCAGCAGTGCCAGCAGCCGCACGCGCTCCCGCGGAGTCAGCGCCTCCCACAACCCCTCGAAATCAGCGAACGCCGCATCGACGTCCGCCTGGTCGATCCCCTCCGACTCCAGATCCCCTTTGCGCACTCCAATTTCGACCATCCGCAGTTCCGCCCGGCGAATCCGTTCCAGCAACTCGGCCGTGCGTTCGGTGCTGCCGTTGTGTTGGTCGTCCGGCCGGGGTCGCAGGTCGCCGTACCAGCGGGCGATGTCACGTTTCAGTTGCCGCTCCTCGGTCTGCAGGGCCGTCAGTTCCTCGTCGATATGGCGTCGTGCCTCGGTGAGGATCTCGGCACGCAGGTCGGTGTCGGCCGCGATCCCACGAATCTCGTCGACAACCGCCTGCTCGATCTCGGCCGCCGGCAGCGAACGGGAGGGGCATGCCCGGCGACCGTTGTGGATCGCCCGCGTGCAGGTGTAGTAGCGGTATCGTTTCTGGCCGCGACTGGTGAACGTGTGCGACATCGTTCGCTCGCACGCCGCGCAGACCAGCAGCCCCTTCAGCAGGGCGTGGTACTTGTTGCGGACGCCCGCCCCACCGTTGCGGCCGTTCTGCTGCAGCGTCTCCTGCACCTTGCGGAACAGTTTCTCCGGAACGATCGGTTCATGTTCGCCGTCGAACACGTGCGTCTTGTGCCGGATCCTCCCGATGTAGATCGGGTTGGTCAGCAACGCGTACAGCGTGCCCCGATCGAAAGGGCGACCGCTCCGTACGTTTCCCCGCTTGGTCCGCCACGACTTGTTGGCCCAGCCGCGGACTTCGAGGGCTTCGACCGTCGGCAGCAGCGACCCGAGCTTCAGGTACAGCGAGAAGATCTTCCGGACGCGGGCCGCCTCCTGGGCGTTGACGACCAGCTTCGGCGAGTTGCCGGAGCGATCGATATCGTAGCCGAGCACCGGGTATCCGCCCGCCCATTTCCCCTTGCGGCGCTGGGCGGCGATCTTGTCGCGGATCCGTTCGCCGATGATCTCCCGTTCGAACTGGGCGAACGACAGCAGGATGTTGAGCGTCAACCGACCCATCGCGTCGGTCGTGTTGAAGTGCTGCGTGACGGCGACGAACGTCACACCATGCTGCTCGAACACCTTGACGAGGTCAGCGAAGTCGAACAACGAACGGCTCAGGCGATCGACCTTGTAGACGACCACGCAGTCGATCTGGCCGGCCTCGATATCGGCGATCAGCCGCTGCAGGGCGGGACGTTCCATGTTGCCGCCGGTGAAGCCGCCATCATCGTACCGGTCGGGCAGGCAGACCCACCCCTCCCCTTTCTGGCTGGCGATATACGCCTCGCCCGATTCTCGCTGCGCATCGAGAGAGTTGAACTCCTGTTCGAGCCCCTCTTCGGTACTCTTGCGCGTGTAAATGGCGCAGCGGACGGTCCTGCGGTCGCGTTCGCTGCTGCGGCCGCGTCGTTTCTGGTTGCTGGTGCGTGTCATGACCGGCCTCCCAGCCCGAAGAACCGGAATCCGTTGCAGTGCGTGCCGGTGACGGCCCGGGCGACACCCGTGAGGGACTTGTATTTCTCCCCGGCGAACTCGAATCCGTTGGCCAGCACCTGAACTTCGACGAGCGCCCCCTTGTACGTCTTCGTCAGCCAGGTCCCGGGGGCGGGGATCCGCGGATCCGTCGGTGCGGTATCGCCGATCCGCTGGTCCCGCAGTCGCAGAACGACCGTCTTGGGCGGCGTGACCCGTACGTCGGCGTCGTCGGCCAGTTCGGTGGCCCGTCGCTGCGCCCGCTCAGACAGATCGCCTTCGGCGCGTGCCTGCAGCCGCCAGGCGATGCGTCGGATGAGCCAGCGGCGGTGGCAGGAGCGGGGCCGCTCGCCAAAGATCTCGGCGTACTTCTCCTGCAGTTGCGTTGCGGTCAGCCGCTCCATCGCGGCGACCTCGGCAGCAATGTCCAGTGGTCTGTTCGCAGCGGTCGGTTCTGACGCAGCAGCTGCAGCGGTAGAATTGGCGTTAGCAATGGTGTGCCCTTTCGTGTTAAAGGGTGGTCGTGGTGAGAGCCGGCGTGGTGCTCGCAACACCGCGTCGGCTCGCTGTTTCGACGGTGAAGGCACTCGTTCGCAGGGAGACGTCACGGTCTCTCGTCCGGCGAGCCTTCACCCGTGCGACCATTGAGGCTCACGGGCCGGGGAACCTCAAGCGACGTGTCGCCGGAATCCCCATCGGCGCTGCAGATGAAGAGATCTTTTCGCTGGCGGGCACGGTGCCAGCGGACGACCGCCCCGGCGAGCAGGCAGACGATCTCCTGATGTCGCTGCTGTGGCGTCAGTTCGTGGGCGTACAGCATGTCGGCTGAACCTCAAAGAGAAGAGGCCGCGAGTGGCGGCCCCGATGATGAATCACCTCGACGTGCGCGGACGTTGCCTCACCCCTCCCCGGCTCCGCACCGGCAGCAGACGTGGCACCGACCGCAGTCGTTGCATTCAGGGGGCCACGATTCACACTCGGGGCAGTCGATGTCGGAGGGCTGATTCACGTGAGCACTCCTTCCCGGTTCGATATCCAGTGGCGAACAACCCGCACGCAGTCGTCGACTGCGGCGGACCGGGCCGTCAGCACGGGGATGTCGAGCGACTCGGCAAACCGGCACTCGTCCGTGGCACCGTTCGAGAACCCGGGAATCCGCATCACCGCATCACAGCGGATCAGCAGTTCGCGGTCGTACGCCAGCCAGAAGTCGTACGGTTTGGGCGAGACCACGTGCCACAGCAGTGACAGGTGGGGCACGAGCGGCGTCGCTCCCGCTTTCAGCAACGCGTCGGCCACCTGCAGGACATAGTGCGTATTGGCCGCTGGATCGGGCTGCGTGTAGGGAGCCGCGATGTAAATGAGTGGTTTCGGATCTGCTGTCCCGCGTGGCAGGCGGGTTTGCGAATCGGCGCAGGGACTGGTTTCCGTCTGGACGCTCACGTCGACTCCTCAACAAAGATGGGAACTGTCAGCACCTTGCCGTATGCCCGGTCGATCACGGCAAACGTCTGTGTCGGGGGCTGGTACTCGGCGCCGATCTCGAGCGCGTAGGCGTCGTAGCCGCACAGGCAGCCACAAACGATGTAGTCCCAGGCGTCGATGAACTGGTGGAAGTGCCCCAGCACATCGAACCGTGCCGGCCGTCGCTTGTTCCATTGGGCGATCTTCTTGCGGAGTGGAATCGTGATGCCGCCGACGCCCCCCGCGTAGCGGACGGCATCTCCATGATGAAACCGGACGTCGCACCCCTGGATGTCGAGCCAGTTGTGGTAGCCCTCGGTCACCTGAAACGTCACCTTCGAAGCGCTGCGGTAGTGACGACTGAGGTTCTGGAAGGCGAGCCACTCCCACGAGTGCCGGTAGCCGGTGGAGATCCGACGACGCCTGGTCGAGCGTCCGTGGTTGCCGTAGCTCGTAACGACCGTCAGGCGATCGACGCCCGCTTCGCGGAGGAGCAGATCGAGGCCACCGGAAACATGATCCTGCACGAACATCACGGCTTCGGCCGGGCCGAGGAAGTTCGACTCTTCGAGTTCCTCGTGGATGGTGCCGTTGATCAGGTCCCCGCCGAGCCAGACCACCAGTTCCCGGATGTCCGAGATATTGCGTGAGAACTCCAGCAGGTAGAGGGCCTTCTGCCACGTTCGCCGGATCCGCTGGCTGGCGATGTCGAGATCGAACCGGTTGGCTCCGTCGACGGCGGCCGGCTTGATGCAGCCTTCGACGTGCCAGTCATTGCAGCAGAGGATCGCAGTTGCCGAGCCGCGTCGTACGCTTCGTCGACGTCCCGTGCGCCGCGGCCGGATGGAACCCTGCGTCTGCTGGAATGTCTCGAGGCTCTGCTCGGCGAGATGCAGTTCCGACTCCGCCTGGCTGCGTTTCTGACGCTCGATGCGGAGCTGCTGGCGTGCGGTTGCGAGCTGCGATTCCAGACCGCGGATCGTCCGGATCTCGGGCGGGACCGGCTCAGGTCTTGGCTTCCGACGTCGTCCCTGCGCTGACGTAGTTCGGCCGGTCTTTCGCTTCGCCGTTCGGTTGCTGTTGCTCATCGACAGGCTGGTTTCCCGTTCTCGCGGCGCCCACGGTGCCCGTTTCTCAACGGCCATTGCCGCGGTAGAATGCAGTCCGCCGCAAACTTGCTGTTTCACTGACCACAAGGGCAGCAGCGTGTCCTACCCGATCCCACCCGATGTGCAGCTGTCGATCGACGCCCAGTTGGCGAGCGGCCGATACTCGACACCCGAAGAGGTTCTGCGTGCTGCCCTTCGCGCGCTCGAAGAGGAGGAGGAAGATCGTGTTGCCGTTCAGGCAGCCGTTGATGAGTGGCGTGCCGGTGACGAGGGCACACCACTCAAGGATGCGTTTGACAAGCTGCGTCGTTGCAGGCTGTAGCCCGATTGCACCGCAGTCCCGATCGGCCGCTTGGTTTTGCCCGAGTAATTCGGTCGGTCGGTTTTGTGACCCTCAGAACGGCACGTCAGCCAAGTCGTCCGGTTGCCAGATCGGACTGGGATCCGGCAGCGGCCCCAGCTCGCAGCCAATGATGCGGTCGAACTTCTCGCCGGCGATCGAACGGACGGTGACGCTCTCAGGATTTGCGACCCGTCCGGCCTCGGCCAGGTCGACGCCCTCGGCCGCCGTATCGGGGGGCGGATCGGGAGAGCGTTCCTGCCACCACTTCTCCGCCTTCCGTCGTGGCCAGCCGGTGTGCTCGAAGCAGATCCATTCGCTGACCCAGTAGTCCAGGCCGAGCCGGTAGTCGACTCGCAACGTCTTCGGCGCGTCGTCCGCGGCTCCTTTCTTCGTGTGGACCGAGTACAGGACGTCCCGCACTTCGAATTCGGTATCGGTGACCTGTCCGGAGAGGACACCGGCGTTGGTGGCCTGCGATTCGTGCTTCTTCCGTTCCGGCGGAGGAAACTCATGTCCGCATTGCGGGCAAATCGAATACGCGGGTGCAATCAGTGCCCGACAGTTTGGGCATTCCTTCGCCGGGGCCGGTCCATCGCCATTACCACGCTTCTCAACGACCTGCAGCTGGTCCACTGGCCCATGCCGCAGGACGTTGCCGCCGTAGTCCAGGACGAGGCAGTTCTGTTTGCCCGGATGCAGCCGGAACCCGCGGCCGACCATCTGGTAATACAATCCCGGCGACATCGTGGGTCTCAGCAGGACGACGCAATCGACGTTCGGTGCATCGAACCCGGTCGTCAGCACCTGGCCGTTGCAGAGATATTTGAGCGGCTGTCGCTCGAACAGTCCGTCACTCGGTTCGCGGCGGAACCGGGCCAGCAGCTCGTCCCGCTCGGAAGCCGGTGTGTCGCCCGAGACGAAGCCACATTCGACTTCATGCCGTTCCCCGAGCACCCGTTGAATGTGCTGGCCGTGATTGACGCCCGCCGAGAAGATCAGCACCGACTGCCGATCCTTCGTCAGTTCGACGATCTCCGCACAGGCCGCTTCGACGAGCGTGTCCTGATCCATGACCGCCTCGACTTCGCTGGCCACAAACTCGCCCGCTCGCACGTGGAGGCTGCCCGTATCGGCCCTGGCTTCGCCAGCTTTGGTCACGAGCGACGACAGGAACCCGTCAGCGATCAGTTGGCGGATGCCGACCTCGATGCAGATCGCATCGAACATGAGATCGGGGCCGCAGATCGATCCGGAGTCGAGCCGGTACGGTGTGGCGGTCAGTCCGATCACGCGATGATCGGGATTGATGACCTGCATGTCGGCCAGAAACTGGCCGTACATCGAGTCGTCGCGAGCGCTGATGAGGTGCGCTTCGTCGACCAGAATCAGATCGAACGAACCCAGTTCGCAGGCTCGTTCGTAGACGCTTTGAATGCCGGCACAGATGACCGAATGCGAGGTGTCTCGCTTCCGGAGTCCCGCGGAATAAACGCCGACCTTCAGTTCGGGACAGAGTCGGCGGATCTTGTCGGCATTCTGCTCGATCAATTCCCGTACGTGCGTCAGCAGGAGCACACGACCGTTCCAGAGCGTGACCGCATCTCTGACGATCTGGGCCAGGACGATTGACTTGCCGGCCCCTGTCGGAAGCACGATGACCGGATTGCCATCGTGCTCCCGCAAATATCGATAGGCGGCCTCGACGGCCTGCTGCTGATACGGGCGCAGAATCACAGGTACAGCAATCCGTGGTATTGAAGGTCACTGGGGATCATGTATTCGGCGCAGTAGCAGCTCAGCTGCGTGCGCCACCAGAGCCACGCCGCTTCCTCCTGGTCGTTCTCGGTTTCGGGGTCTGCGTTGCGGGGGCGTCTGCGTCGGCAACGGGGAGGGGTTGAATGAGACATTCGGCGCGGGCCTTTCCCTGAGGGTCGTGCATCTCGACGACCGCCCGGCGAACCTGGCTGTCATCGAGGTAGACCCCGGCGTGCTGGAGTGAGTCCCACACGCTCTTTTGAAAATTGTCCCAATCTCGACGGCGGCGATCGGGAGGATAGAGAGCAAGTTGGACCTGAAGTGGGCCAGATAGGGGCTGGCCGACCCGCCCCGCGAGGAGTGCGCACACTTGGCGGCGATACTCACGACCTTCGCGGCTGAGGAGCGTGCGATAGCCAACATGCCGGTAGTACCGGTTGACGCTCGGCGGGAACGGCAGCACAAAACGAAGCACGGCTACCGCCTCCGTCGCACTGTGAGTCAGGGACATAGCGGTGTCCCCAGTCGACAGCGTCACGCCCGTTTCCACGGCGGCGTGGATCCGGCGTGGCTGGTTGGTGCCTCCGCACCGCTCTCGCGGAGCTTCGGCGATGCATTTGGCCGTCGTTCGGCGGAGCCGTGGGGAGTCACCGGGTCCAGTGCTGTGCCCGGGCGCTTCTTGTAGCTCTTGATGACGTTCGTGAGTTCATCCGTGTCATCCCGCTTGCGACAGGCGACCTTGGCCACAAGCGGCAGGTCGTGCAGCTCGCAGGAATCGGTCGGCTGCAGGACACCGACCGCTCGGCAGATCGCCGACAGCGTTCCTTTGGCGATCTTGACCGCGGTCTCGTTTGCGTTGTTCAGGTTGAGCCGGTCCCAGAGCTTCCGTCCCTGGCATGGTCCCTCGATCACCTGCAGCTCGAGTTCGAGATAGGCACCGTCACCCGCCTTCGTCGGCTTCATCTCCGACGTCGTGATGATGCAGAGATACTCCCCGTTGGGGATCGGATCGAATGAATCGTTCGGTTCGACGGTCTCGGCGTCGACCCCCCGCAGATCAGCCATGTGATGGTCCTTCGGTGGAAATGTGAGTGGGCGTAAGAAAGCCGCGTGGCAGGCACGTGTTCCCCGTCCGGCACTGACCGCCTGCAGGTCGCTCCGGATGCCTTCGGCGTCGGCGTCACGCGGCGTGTTCGGAAGCCAGATGGCTGGCGTATTCACGGAAGTCGAGCCGCATCTCTTCCGGCAGGCTCAGGCGGTTCTTCGCCACGTGCGCCGGGCGTTCCGTGGTGCGGATGATGCGATCGCCGGTGCCAATGCCGCGGGTTCGCGTCTTGTCGAACCCTTCCTCGGTCTGTTTGGTGTGGACCTTGTAGGTCGCGAACAGCACCTCGTCGCACCACTCCTGAATCAGCGCCGAAGCATGCTTGTTCAGTCGGGGCGAGTACCGGTCGTACGCATCGGTCTCGGGATTCTCGAACCGTTCGATCCTGGCGTGAGCGATCAGGATCACCATCATGCCGCGCTCGTTCCGGAGCGCGTTCAGGCCATCCAGCACTTCCCGCCACGGTTCCAGGGCGTACGTGTAGCCCTTGGCGAAGCCGTAGTCTTCGATCGATGTGATGTCGCGACCGCGATCCGTCGTGGGCCGCCGGTGCATCACTTCCTTCCAGATCAGCTGCTCGAGCCAGTCGGCCGAATCCACCACGACCGTCTGGAAATCATGAGCCTCCGAGTACAGTGCCATCACCGCTGCCATGACATCAGCGAACGACTCCGACAGCGGAACCCGGGCCGCATCGAGATTGCCGAGGCCGTCTTCGGTCTGAATGAACACCGGCTGGGGAGCCATCGCCCCGAAGGTGCTCTTGCCGATGCCGTGAACGCCGTAAAGCATGACGCGGCGTGGCTTCCGGTTTCGTCCCGATTCAATCGTCTGCAAGAGGCTCAAGCATCACCTCGCTGTTCTGTCGAATTCTTGGTGGTCCCTCTATTCTTAGACTTCCCCTGTGTGGCACTTCGTGGCGTGGGCTTTTCACAGAAAATCCGGAGTCCGTACCGATCGAAGACGTCGTTGATCTTCTGCACGTGGCCGCGGAGTGTGCGCCGCGGGATCCCTCGGGCGCGTGCCACTTCGGTCAGAGTGCTCTCTGACAACTCACGACAGAGCTGTTGCTGCTCCGGCGAAAGTTCCCGCATGGCGAGCCGGACCGACTGCACGACTTCTGCTTCGGCAATCGGGCAGGCCGGCACTGTTCCGGTCAGTGCTTCCCGGTGCTCGTCACCGATCTGCGTTCCCAGCGGGACCTGGTTTCCGTCTTCATCCGGGACCAGAGAGCTGAGCGAAGTGACGTGATAGCGATGCTCACGTGTCCGCGAACGACGGCGGTCGAGGAGCTTGGCGGCACGCCGTTCCACGATGGTGCTGATGAACGCGGCCCAATCAGCGACGTCGCGGTCGAATCGGTCGATGGCCTTGAGAACGGCGAGCGTCAGCGATTGCTGGATGTCGGGGATGTCATCGCTGCGGAATTGTCCGTGCCCCACGAGCCGGCGGGCCTTGGCGCGAATGATGCGGGCTGCTGTTCCCCGGGTCAGTTCATGGTCAACGTCAATCAGTTGAGGTGCATTGCTGGCGGTTGCCATTGGTCTGTCTCTCCGGAAACAGGCTTCACAGGAGACAGGCCGGAACGTCCCGCGAAGCCAGGGTGTGCTGAATGACCTGTCAGCCACCTCTGGGGAAATTTCCGGGAGCGATCGAAGAACTTCGGAGCGTCATTGCCGGCGACACCACAACCCTCGCCGCCCGGCGGACTTTGGCAGCGAACGAGCTTCGGGAAACTTTGAGATCACCGCGCCGACCGTTCGGGAAATTTCCAGCCGGCTTGCAGCTCTGCGCAGAAAGAAAGCCGCGGGAACTGGAAGTTCGCGCGGCTTCGGCAGAGTTGTGGTGGTTCAGCGGTCGGATTGAATCCGGAACTGCGTCTGCCAGCCGTTGCCCTGCGAAACGATCGGGTCGCCGTCGATCCGGAAGAACTGACGGAGGTGCCGGGCAAGGAGGTTCTTCCGCTTCTGGAGCTTGTGGTTGGCGGATCGGCTGGACCAGTCGAAGTGTCCGTGGCTGTCGGCGAACAATCGAAGCAACTCCCACTGAACGGTTGGCCGACCGTTCTTGGCGCTGGCCATCCCCATCTGCGTGTAGTTGACGACCGCAGTGACGTCCCCGACACGAACCGACAGCGTCTCCCCATCCACGAACCGCATTTGCAGGTGCGACCAGTGGGCCCCGGTTGGTGTCGGAAAGAAGGTCGTCTTCTGGTCAGGAGCCGGCGGCAGGTGCTGCTCCAGAAACTGGCTGATGCGGTCCCGTCCGTCGCTGGTCAGCACGGTCTTCGATCCACTGACGGCCAGCGTTTCTGACAGCGGGACTGCTGTTCCCCGGCGACGCGTCAGAATCCGGTCGATTGCCGAATCAACGAACCGGGGCGTGGGAACCAGCAGCAGAAACGGCGCGTCCTGGTCCCCGGCGATGGCATCCACCATCCGTCGAGTTTCCGCTTTGGAGCGGGGGAACGACAGGTACAAACCGAACCGGTAGCCGGCAACCGGAGTGACGGCACCGCCGTGGAACAGCCCTTCGATCCCTTCCACCGTCTGAGGTGAATGCAGCTGCAAGTCCCAGTTCGCCTGAAATCCTTCCAGCAACCGGGATCGATGCAGCTCATAAACTGCCAGTTGCGTCCGGCACACATCGACTGATGGGCCTCCGTCCGGAGGAATCGCCCAGAACCGATCATCTCCGGCATCAATCACGCGGCATGGAGCACGATACCGTCGCCGGTTGAGCGGATCGGCGCGAGGGAAGTAGCCTCCGACTTCTCCCGTCGGACGGAGCAGAGTCTGCGCCGCTGCGAATTCCGTCCCAAGGCAGAGTCGCCATTCTTCATGAACCGCCGCCTGTCCACGCAGACACTCAAGCGCATGCCAGAACCGTTTCAGCTTCGTCAACGACATCCTCGTCTCCCCAACCGGCAGTCACCAGAAAGCCTCGCTTCTCCAACCACTCCTGCACATGGGCCGCATCTCCCTCCAGTGCATACTTGACCTCATTCGGCGGTATGAGTGTGACCGTCCGCCAGGATCGGCTGGCCATGAACCGGACCAGGAACTTGGCCCCGGTCAGCTGGGCGCCGGCCGGGATCTGCCGCAACGAGTCTCCCATCACGGCAAACAGGTCGTCGCTCCAGTGGGTCGTTCCCAGACCACCTCGGCCCGGTTCAACAAACCGAAGCTCGATCAGCCGAATCGACACGATGCCCGGCAGATCACTCGTGACCAGCGACCGTGGACCGTCAGTGAGCAGCGGTTCGAGCGTGTAGCGATCGTCGCCGGGATAGCCGTTCGGATTATTGAGCAGCACTGTCCCGAAGAGACGGCGATACAGTTCCTTCTGCCACCGCGTCGTGGTGTTGATTCGCAGTTCCCCACGCTGCGGAACCACGACCACCGCGTCATACCGCTCGGGACGAAAGAACACGCTGCCGGACTGGCCTTTACTGAGACAGGCCTCGCGGCGCAGGGGATCTCCATGTCGAATCAGGAACCAGATTCCGTCGTCGCGTTCGGACACGAACACCTTCACCCCGCCCCCTCGGCCTCGCTCTGCAAACTCGGCCGCCAACGCGGATTCCAGCTGATCGAGTAGCTGCGGATGCCATGGCTGGGCGAAGGCGGCCTCTGTCGGCGAATGAAAGGTCAGGAACTTCCGGCTGCGACGAGTGACCTGGCGTTCGGCGAACACCCGCTCGAAACGGTCACGATCCAGCAGCCACGCTTGCACGGCGACGTCGGCCGGCGTCCAGTGGTGCCAGGGGGGATTCAGATCCGGAAGCGCCTGCAGCAGCCCGTCCATTCCGTTCGGAGTCGACATGGCATCGATATAGTGCAGCGCCTCCACAAGTTCTTCCGGCAGCCCCTCGGGAGCCGACACGAAGATTTTCGCCAGCAGTGCGTAGTCCGGTTGAAAGTCAGTCCCGCTGGCGGGAAGCGACAGGCCGACTTGATTCAGTGCCCTGGCATGCGGAACCAGCAGCGACCACAGGGTTCCGGGGGCGATCGTCTGCAGCAGGTCCGGATTTGAGAAGTGAGTCAGTCGATGGATGGGCATAAGGGCTGTCCCGTTCCCTCAAATGTTCGTGTCATTTCGCCATCCCTGTCGTTTATTCCGTTCCTTCTGTGGCTGAACGAGAGAAGCGCGCTGACGGCGCGCAGCGGGAGCGCGGCCGTCGCCGAGATCATCTCGAGGCTCTTCGTTCATCAGCGGCGTGAACGATCAGGCAGGGGGCGGTCGCTCGACGCGGGCGTATTCGCGGAGCGGACCGGGAAACTCCCATCGAGAGTTGACCGCGGCTGGCGCGGACCTCATGCGATGGTCGGCGGAGGCTCGAGGGTTGTGAGAAACCGGCCCCAGTGGGGCGAAACGCGAGCAATCAGAGCGCGGCATGACTGGCTGACCCGAAGATCAGCCAACGCCTCCAGCGGTTGACATGCGGCCGGACCCTGCCGGACATGGTGTGGCAACACAGACTCACGGGCTCAACTCCACTGACTGCTCTGGGCAATGACTTTGCCAACAATGCGGAAATCGGTTTCCGGCGTAATCCGGATCGGCCGAAACCTGCGGTTCTCGGGGCTCAACTCGACCGACTTTTCATCCCAGAACAGTCGCTTGATCGTCGCTTCGCCATCTACCAGGGCCACGACCACTTCTCCGTGCCGCGCGAGCGGCTGAGGCCGGACGATGACGGTGTCCCCGTCAGCCAATCCCGCCCCCTTCATGCTTTCCCCCTGAACTTTCAGGGCGAAACAGTCGTCTCCATCGACCATGTCTGCCGGGACGAGTGCCTCTCCGAGGACGTGGTCGTCGACCTGTGTCGGCGTTCCGGCCACCACGTTCCCCAACAGAGGAATGGTGACCATCGACTGCGACCTGCGCGGAGCCGGCTCCCGCACAATCTTGAGACCGCGTCGCGAATACCGCTCACGTTCCAAGTATCCCTTCCGCACCAGCTGCGTGACCGAGTCGTGCACCGGCGCGGTGGTGATCCCGAGGATTTCGCCCAACTCGGCAATCGTCGGCGATTCGCCATGCGCATCAATGTAATCCCGAATCGCCTCAAACGTACGGTGCTGGGCTTCGGTGATCTCTTCGGTACGTGGACGTCCCCGTCCCCGGGTTGGTCGCTTGCGGGTGGCCATGTCGGTGGACTTCCTTGTGGTGGACCTGCACTCCACACAGGAGAGAATAGCAGACGGCGAATGTTCTGTCCAAAACAAAACAGGGGTCATTGGGCAGAACATGCGTGCGGAGCGAAAAGATCGGATTCCGCCCAGAAACGGCACGCCACGATCCGGCAAACAGGGGAAGTCTAAGAATAGGGGCCCGGAATTCTTCCCTTGCGCGCCGGCCACCCGCAGGCCCGGTCTCCGCGGCACCCGTTGCTGTTCCGCGTTTGCACCGGGCGACTCCCTCGGCAGCGCTGTCCCGCACTGTCAGGACTGCCGCGAACGGGAGTCCTCCCGCCAGTGGTGGACCGCGATCACCGCACTCGCTCGGCCTGAGGACATTGACTTGATGACCGAACACGACCTGCCACGCATCTTCCAGTCGGACGGCACTGCTGAAAACCCCAAGGACCGCGTCGGTGCGGACAAGCCTCCGCTGCATCTGATTCCGCCGGCTGCCGAGATTCTGGAAGCGGTCGTGATGGGACTGGGGGCGCGTAAGTACGGAGAATTCAATTGGCGGATGTCGCCGGTCCGGGCCTCGGTGTACGTTGCCGCCGCTCGCCGGCACCTGCTGCAGTGGTTTGACGGCCAGGATGACGATCCCGAGAGCGGTGTCTCGCACCTTGCGCATGCGCGTGCCAGCCTGGGCATCCTGCTGGACGCAATCGCGACCGGGAACGTGATTGACGATCGGCCGCCTGCCGGTCCGGGAACCGGATTGATTCAGAAGCACACGAGCGCCGTCACGGTCCCCCGACTGTGACAGCGTATGTGGTGCAGGCTGCTGGAGTTCCTTTCACTTGCTGGATTGAAGGAGATTGCATGGTGCCTGTCGTCGACGAACTCCCCTTGTCGCGGATCGTATTCGATGAGGCGATCTATCCTCGGAAGTCGCACGATCCTCAGTTGGTACAGCGGTACGCTGATGCGCTGGACGCCATTGAGGCCAGGCAGCAGTACCTGTCCATTTCGGCAGACGACAAGCTCCTGGACGGAAAACACCGGTGGCTGGCGTATCGCAAAGTCCTCGATGGCGACGACCGCACGGTCAAGGTCTTCCGCTACGACGTCCGCTCGCCACACGAGCAGTTCCAGTTGGCGGTCCGCCTCAACAGCGACCACGGTGCCCAACTCAGTGACGATGACAAGCAACAGGATGCGATCCGGCTCTACAACTTCGGCTACACCTACGACACGATTGCCGAAACGCTGTCGGTTGGAAAACGGAAAGTGAGTGACTGGCTTTCCCGTACGGTCAAGGAGGAGAAGGACCGTCGAAACCGGAAGATCTTCGACATGTGGCTGGCCTGCCACACGCAACAGGAGATCGCCGACGCCGTCGGATGTCCTCAGCAGACAGTGGCAGATCAGATTCGTGGCTTTACCGATTCAGTTCTGCAGAACCGGTCCGGTAAAGCTGCGGCCGAGCACGCCACCGGTTTCGAGGCCCCGATTTACAACATCTGGAAACAGCAGGAGAAGACTCCCGGCAGCACGCATTTCGGCAATTCGGACGTTCGCTGGTTGGACAACCTGCTGTACCTGTACACGCAGCCGCTCGACGTCGTGGTGGATCCGTTTGCCGGCGGAGGTTCGACAATCGATGTCTGCAACAAACGTCTGCGGCGGTTCTTCGTCAGCGACCGCAAGCCGATTGTTGAGCGGGAGCATGAAATCCGGCAGCACGACCTGACCGCTGGGCTCCCGAAAGTCCCTCGCTGGAAGGACGTCCAGCTGGTCTATCTCGACCCGCCTTACTGGAAACAGGCAGAGGGCCGATACAGCGATGATCCGACCGACCTGGCAAACATGCCGCTGAATCAATTCCACGAGATCCTGGCCGGCATCATCGAAGCGTTCGCTCTGAAACTGACGGACGCTTACGTGGCGCTGATCATTCAGCCAACCCAATGGAAGGCACCTGAGAAACAATTCACCGATCATGTGGCGGAAATGCTGCGCCGCGTACGTCGGCCAGTCGAGATGCGGTTTTCCGTGCCGTATGAGTCACAACAGTGCACGGCGCAGATGGTCGAGTGGGCGAAGGCGCACCGCCAGTGCCTGGTGCTGACTCGTGAAATCATTGTCTGGAGGGTCTGACGATGCCGCTGCAAGAGCGGACCGGCCTCCGCGACCTGACATTCTCCGCCTGGCATCGTCCGCCGACACTGCCGGGAGATTGCAGCTGGATTGACATCGACTGCTGCCAGTTCTGCGATTACTGCAACTCTCCGTTAGCGCTCTTTGAGCTGGTGTGGGCTGGGAATGCGGAATGCCTCAAAGAGGTCTGCCAACGGAAAGTCGCCACCATCACGCAACTGCTTGCGGTACGCCTGAGCATCCCGGCCTACAAGATCGCCTACACGGGAACCGACACGATCGACGCGGCCGCCCTGCAGAAACTGGGCGCTCCGGCGATTCAGGTGCTGACTCCCGGTGAACTGGCGGAATTCATTGACCGGCTGCATGACTGCGAATTCTGCAAGAAACATCGCAGTGGCCGGTTCGCGATGTCGACTGGAAAGACCCGCTGAGTGTCGCACGTCAGGAAGGTTGAGGTCGTTGCTCCTTCCGTCCTGGACGCCGCACGGGACTACGTGCGCCGCGGCTGGCGCGTCGTGCCGATCCCGTTCAAACAGAAACGTCCGGTCATCAAAGAGTGGAAACAGCTCTGCCTGACCGAAGACGATCTCCCCGAGTACTTCGATCAGCCGGCCAACGTCGGAATTATTCTGGGGGAACCGTCCCACTGGCTGGTCGATGTTGACCTCGATTGCCCCGAGGCGATCGAACTGGCCCGGCAGTACCTGCCATTCACGCCCGCCAGATCGGGGCGGCCGGGGGCGCTGAACTCGCATTGGTGGTATTACGCGTCCGGGACCGGGACAAAGAAACACACGGACCCGGTCGACAATACGATGATCGTCGAGCTGCGGGCAACCGGCCTGCAGACGGTCGTTGGACCGAGCGTCCATCCCGATGGCAGCCAGTACGAAATCCTGACGGGTGAGCCGGCGATTGTTCCCGCGCCGATGCTGACAGCCTGCGTCGCCGCACTGGCGAAAGCCGTGAGCGAGCTTCGGCACGGTTCTCTGCCAGAGAAACCGACGGCCAGATCACTTCCTTCAACAACGACTGGCACGGCTCATCGACGCGAATGTGCACCGCATGACATCGAGCGACGTGCCCTGGCGTACCTCGACAGACTTCCGCCGGCGATCAGCGGACAGGGAGGCCACGCGGCGACGTACGCAGCGGCGACTGTTCTGGTGCATGGCTTCGAACTGGATCCCGAGCAGGCACTCGGAATTCTGCTGGACCATTACAACCCGCGGTGTGACCCGCCGTGGTCCGGGAAGGAACTGCGGCACAAGGTCGAGGACGCGGCGAAGAAATCGCACAACCAGCCTCGCGGCTGGCTGCTGCACCACGAACGGGATCAGCCGATCGATCCTGGCGTCGACATCTCGACGCTGGTGGGAAAGGCAATCGACACAGTCACCCCCGCTTCGCGAGCGCCCACCATCAGCGACACGGGTTCGCCCCGGATCTGCGATCCCGGTCCGTTGCCGGACGAACTGCTCGACATTCCAGGGTTCGTCGGCGACGTGATGCGGTTCACGCTCGACACGGCTCCCTATCCCAATCGCCCTCTGGCATTCGTGGGAGCGATCGCACTCTTGGGGACGCTCACCGGCCGCAAGGTCCGTGAGCCGGGGAACATCCGGACGAATGTGCAGATCCTGGCGCTGGCGAGTTCCGGGGTCGGCAAGGACTGGCCGCGCAAAGTCAACGCCAGCGTACTGCTGCATGCCGAGGAGTCCCGCAAGATCGCCGGGAAGTCGGCGAGCGGCGAAGGGATCGAGGATCGCCTGATCGGGCATCCGGTCATTCTCAAGCAGGATGACGAGATTGATACGCTGTTCGAGAACATGCGGGACAATAAGGAGGCGCGTTACCGGAACCAGTTCGGCATGCTGCTCGAGCTGTACGGCGAAGCCGGCGGCTGGCGGGCCATCCGGGATCGTGCCGGCGAAAAGCCGGGGCTGATCTATCAGCCGCATCTCGTGCTGTTTGGAACAACCACGCCGGGGGAGTTCTACGGATCGCTCTCCGGCAAAATGCTCAATAAAGGCCTGCTCGCCCGGCTCATCACGGTCGAAGCCGGTGAACGCGGGAAACGGAAGCGGCCCGACTGGCGCGATCCTCCGGAGTCGATCGTGTCCGCCGCAAAAGAGTGGTCGAAGTTCCGTCCGCCCGGATGGGGCAACGTCAGTGACGAATCGTGCGGTCAGGCGGTGCCGCTGGTCGCGCCCTTCACGGACGAATCACAAACAGCACTCGAAGCATTCGCCGATCGCTGCGACGACGCCTATCGCGAGGCGGCCAAATCGGCCAACGAACCGGTGATGGCCATCTGGGCGCGTGCGGTCGAGAAGGCGACGCAACTCGCGTTGATCTACGCCTGCTCGGTGCATGGGACGAGTCCGATCATCGAGCGTCCGGCCGTTGCCTGGGCGAGTGCATTCATCGAGCACACGGTCCGGCGCACGATCTTCATGCTGGGTCAGCGGTTTCACGAAAGCGAGTTCGAGCAGAAGTGCCAGCTTGTCCTCGAGACATTGACCGCCTGGCAGCAGGAGCATGGTGACGAGTGGATGCCCAGCCGGGACATCGCCCGCAAGCACCGCTGGCCGCAGAAAGAGCATGACGCCATTCGCGAAACGCTGCTCGTCCAGGAGCGGATCGAGACCGCCTACCTGAAACCCGAAGGGGCCGGGCGGCCCAAATTCGTGTGCCGAATTCTGTCCGAGAAAACGGCGGACAGATAATTCTGTCCCAAATCGGTGCGCACGATCCGGGATCGAAATCGGGATTCTGTCCACGGACAGAACCCCTTCTGTCCGGCCGGGGTCGGGACAGAATTCGGAAAGCGGAATCCGGGGAAACATAGAGAGTTATGAAGAGTAAGAGAGAGAAAAACCAATTGTGTCCATTCTGTCCATGCATCTTCTCTCTCCCCTTTCTGTCCCCGCGATTCTGTACCCCCGCGTGTGATCAGCGGACAGAAGGACAGAATTCCCCTGAGGCCGGGGGCCGCAGTGGCTAACCACCGTCGCCTGCCTCGCCCACGGTCGCGTGTGTTGCGTTGGCTCGCGGAGGTTGGCCAAACGGGTGCGAGGCGCCGAGCGACGCGACACGTGGCCACCACGGGCGTCAGAAGTGCCGGCGTGGTTGCTTCCGGGCGAAAGGCGGAGGCAGTGGATGTTGGAAGCGATGACGATGGGCGACTTGGCTGAGCAATGCGGACGCAGGATGACGGAACCGATTCCCGCGGAGCAGCTCCGTGCGGTGGCACGGCCTGCAGCCGCCGGACCTCAACGACCTCATGTTGGGAGCCATGCGTGAACTCATCAAATCCACAATGCCGCAGCGTTTTCGGCTCGCTCGGGCGGGACAGAAAGATTTCAACAGCGGGCCACGGGGGTAATGGTTCCTTCCCGTGAAATACCAACAGGTTACGGACGCGGGAACAGGCACGCTATTAGGCAAACTTTCTTTCTGTGACGCACGCCGAACTCACGCCATGGAATCTGGGGTACGTCCACTGGACCAACCTCGCACTGCGGGAACCGACGCAGCGTGGTGGACGCATTCTCCAGCGGCTGCTGATCGAGATCGAGCGGCTCGCCGTAGCACGCGACGGGGGGATGACTTGCATCGGCCCGACCGAACTGCGGGAGATCGCCGAACGCGGTATTCCCTACCGGCCGCGGGACTGGTTCGGTTCCGCGACAGTCGCCGAACGGAAGGCCTGGTCGCGTGCCGCCCAGCGCCTGGAGGCAGACGGGCACGTGTGCCGAACGCTTGAACGCCATCGACAACGCGTGACCCACCTGGTGCCGACGCCCGCCGGATTCGCGTGGGCACTGGCCGCCGCACCGAAGGTGAACGCCCAGAGACTCCGGGACGCGTTGCATCGGATGCATTGGGGCCAGCCGCTGCTCGAACACGGATGGCCGGAGCCCGGGGAAGAGACGCATGCCACAGACTCCGGACCACCGGTGCATGGCAGCGTCTGAACCGCTCTGCCGCCGGTCTCCAGAACCGTTGCTGGCCACCTCTTACCAGCAACGACGTCTCGCGTCTGTGTCACGAAGTCGCGCGGCACGCGCAATCACAATCCTCCGACAGGAACTTCCACGCATGAGAATCGAATCCCGTCCCGTCTCGAAGATCACGCCCTACGAACACAACCCGCGAATCAACGACGGGGCGGTCGAGACGGTGGCCCGCTCGATTCAGGAGTTCGGGTTCCGCCAGCCGATCGTCGTCGACGACGAGGGCGTGATCATCGTCGGTCACACCCGGTACAAGGCAGCCCTCAAGCTGGGGCTGGAGAAAGTCCCGGTCCACGTCGCCCGCGGCCTGACGCCGGCCCAGGTGAAGGCTTACCGCCTGGCCGACAACCGTGCGGCCGAGATCGCCGAGTGGGACTATGACCTGCTGCCGATCGAACTCTCACAGCTGCGGGAGCTGGACTACGACCTGGACCTGGTCGGGTTCTCCGAGGACGAACTGGCGAAGCTGCTTGACCCCGGGGTGAAGGAAGGTCTGACCGATCCGGACGAGATCCCGGAGCCGCCGGACGAGGCGATCACGCAGCCGGGTGACCTGTGGCGGCTGGGGAACCACCGGCTGCTCTGCGGCGACAGTTCGTCGGTGGCCGACGTGGACCGGTTACTGGACGGCCAACCCATTCACCTGGTGAACACGGATCCGCCGTACAACGTGAAGGTCGAACCGCGGAGCAACAATGCGATTGCCGCTGGGCTGTCATCGTTCCAGGGGGCCACGCATCACCAGAAGCTGGATGTCGAGCGTCATCCGGGCAAGGCGAAGCCGACCGCGAAGAAGCCGCGGGCCAAGGACCGGCCGCTGGCCAACGACTTCGTGACCGACGAGGAATTCGACCGGCTACTCGACGCGTGGTTCGGCAACTGTGCCCGTGTGCCCGGCACGGCCGACTGGAAGTGCCGCGGGACTGTCTCAATGCCGGCACCAACTGACAATTGCCGTGCCGGGAGAATCTGCCCGCGGCAGCCGGGGCGGGAGTTCTACATCTGGGGCGGCTACACCAACTGCGCGAACTACCCGCCCTTTCTCAAGAAGCACCAGTTGTACTTCTCGCAGGCACTGATCTGGGACAAGCAGCATCCCGTGCTGACGCGGAAGGACTTCATGGGGGCCCACGAGTGGTGTTTCTACGGTTGGAAGGAAGGGGCGGCGCACCAGTTCTTCGGGCCGAACAACGCGACCGACCTGTGGCACGTCAAGAAGATCAATCCGCAGGCGATGGTCCACCTGACGGAGAAGCCGGTCGAACTGGCCGTGCGGGCCATCGAGTACTCGTCACGTCCCGGCGAGCACGTGCTCGACCTGTTCGGCGGCTCGGGAAGCACGCTCATCGCGGCCGAGCAGACCGGCCGGCACGCGTTCCTGATGGAGCTCGATTCGCTGTACGCCGACGTGATCGTTCAGCGGTGGGAGCAGTTTACCGGGGAGAAGGCGGAGCGGTGTGGAGGTGAGTGACGCGTGATGTCAGCGGGCCGTCACGGCCGACACTCCGAGCAGCTGGATCACACGTTGTCGAGCAAGGGGAATTCGTGCCCTGCTCCCGCATCAATCGACGTCACGATTGAGCAAGAAGCTCAAGGGATCGTCAGGTTGAGCTTGTCGCGTGAATCAGGCATCCGCCCCGGAAGAATTGAGCGTGTTGAACTGCTTCCGTGTCGTGATTCGGGACGACCCTCGGAAAGTGCTCCACCGAATGTGAATCTTTGATTCCAAGGTCACCCTGCAGCAATGCCGACGCCACTTCGGCGGATGATCTGATTGATTGCAGGTGCCGTTCAATTTCCTGGGCTCGGTCGCTGGGCGCGCGAAGCCCGATTCCGATTGTGTTCATTTGATCGGTGTCTTCGTCGAACAGGTCGATCGCGATGAAGCATTCGTCATCTGCGTCGCTTAGAAAGATGAGCACGTCACCGCGCCCGATTCGACCATGCGGGTCGCCGTTGTATCTTGCGGCCGAGACATCGTAGAACGAATCGTAGAGACGAGCCAGTGGCGTTTCGGGTGGTGTGACCGAAAGAATCGCGAAGACCGAGGCGATATCGCTGCAGTCGCCATCGTCGTCGTCTGAAATGTCCCAGATCGGCACTCGAAGTTTGAACTCGCGGTATGGAGACGACGTGTTCATGACCTCGCCCTGCAACGTCATTGGTGTTCCACGCGACGATCCCTCAGGAGAATACCCTGCACTTTCACACCGAGGAATGCAAACTCCATCTACAGAGGCAGAGCAACCGGTGACCGAAGCGGGAATGCGGACCGTAGGATGTCGACCTCACGCTCATCGCGGCCGAGCAGACCGGCCGGCACGCGTTCCTGATGGAGCTCGATTCGCTGTACGCCGACGTGATCGTTCAGCGGTGGGAGCAGTTTAGCGGGGAGAAAGCCGAGCGGATTCCCACAGAAGCAGCCCGGCAACTCACAGCGCTTCAGTCCGGCAGTGGCACGGTCTCTTCTCCCAGCACGTCAAGGTAAGCCCGGTAAACGTAAATGCGATCCCGTCTCTTTCCCGTGACTTCTTCGAGAATGCCGACGTCACACAGCATGGCAATGGCCTTCAAGACGGTCGGTTTAGTGGCGCTGACGAGTTGCATCGCGTGTGCCAACGTGAGAACCGGATTCTGCGGAAGCGCTTCGAACAGGCGGAGCGAATTGACTGTCGCCGACTTGTGACTGACGGCCGCCTGCCGGTTCTCGCCAACCAGAGTGAACAGACGTCGGGCGGTCGTCACACCGTCATCGGCAGATTCGCTGACGCATTGAAGAAAGAATGCGGTCCAGCCCTCCCTGTCACCGCGCGTGCGCACCGAGTCGAGATGGCGGTAATAGCTCTGAGATTGGCGTTTGAAGCCCAGACTGAGGTACAGCAGTGGCGACGAGAGTAGTCCCCAATGCTCGAGCAGGAGAGTGACCAGCAGGCGGCCGATGCGACCGTTGCCATCGAGAAACGGGTGAATCGTTTCGAACTGCACGTGGGCCAGTCCCGCCCGCACGAGGGGCGGCAACGGGTCATCGGAATGGATCCATTGATCGAGCGCGGCCAAGGCCTCGGGGACAGCTTCCGGGGGCGGGGGCACAAACTGGGCGTTTCCGGGGCGCGTGCCGCCAATCCAGTTCTGCGATGTACGGATCGTGCCGGGCTGCCGCTCACTGCCGCGACCTCCCTGCATCAGTCGCTTGTGGACGGCACGCAGCAGACGCGTACACAGGGGCAACCCGCGCGGTCTTGCCAGTTCGGCACGCGCGAACGACAACGCGTCCACATAGTTGCAGACTTCTTCGACGTCGGCGGGATGTTTCGACTGATGTGTGGCTTCCCACGCAACGACCTCTTCCAACGTCGCCAGCGTGCCTTCGATTTGCGACGAAACAACCGCTTCCTTACGGACGAATCCGTACAGGAACCAGTCAGGACTCGGCACCATCGTGCCAGCAACTTCCAGCCGGCCAATTGCGGCAAGTGCTTCGGAGTGGAGATCGGCCAGGTTGCCTTCGATGCGCAGCGCTGGTCGGGACGGTGGCAGCGGACGCGGCACGAATGCCATGACGGGCTCACCGGCCACGTGTTTGCTGCTGTAAGTCCCGGTTTTTCGTGCCATGTCTGGTCAACAAGCTTTGACTTTCAATTGACGCTAGTAAAGCAGTCTTGCCTAGCGTGCCGGGTTGGTCAAGAACAGTTTACCAGCGACCGGGACGATGGAACTCCGGCCGCGTTCGTACGCCGCGGCATCGCGAGTTCCTTCCAACCGCGTGAAATACCGTGTGCCTTCACGACCAGATGCCCCGCGGCAGCGGCAAGAGTTCGCTGGCGGAGTGTGCGTGCATCTGGGCCGTCCTCAACGGACACCGCGAATTCGTCTGCCTGATCGGCTCGGACGAAGGGCACGCCATGGACATGCTCGAGTCGATCGAGATGGAACTGGACGGCAACGAACTGCTGCTGGCCGACTACCCCGAGGTCGTGTTCCCGATCCAGTGCCTCGAGGGGATCGCCAACCGCTGCAGCGGCCAGCTGTTCCACGGGGAGCGGACCCACATCGGCTGGACGGCGAAAGAGGTCGTCCTGCCGACAATTGCCGGCTCGCCGGCCAGCGGGGCCATCATCAAGGTGGCCGGCATCACGGGCCGCATCCGGGGCATGAAGGTCAAGCGGGCGGATGGCCGAACGGTTCGCCCGTCGCTGGTGGTGCTCGACAGCACGGGTAGCCGTGTGGAGCGGGTTTCCTTCGCGTGGGAGCGGGGCAGAGTGGTCGGGCGCTAACGACCAAGGTAACCGGGTTGGCGGACCAACGGAGTTAACGTTGGCACACCAAGAATTGTAAACGAAGGAAACGACGTTGAAAAACCGAAAGGCGAGCCAACGCCGGTTCACCGTTTTGTTATGCTTTTCCTTGGATGAACGGTGGAATTGGCTGCCTTCAGTGGCAAATCTCAGAGCCACATTTCGACACGATCAAAACGTCCCTGGCTGTCTTGCCAATCGGGGTCGTAGCCCCAATACCGCACATTTACTTTCCTGTTGGCGGCCTGCGCCGCTGCAGCAATGGAACTGGACGGCAACGAACTGCTGCTGGCCGACTACCCCGAGGTCGTGTTCCCGATCCAGTGCCTCGAAGGGATCGCCAACCGCTGCAGCGGCCAGCTGTTTCACGGGGAACGGACCCACATCGGCTGGACGGCGAAGGAGGTCGTGCTGCCGACGATTGCTGGCTCTGCCGCCAGCGGGGCCATCATCAAGGTGGCCGGCATCACGGGACGCATCCGGGGCATGAAGTTCAAGCGGGCGGATGGCCGAACGGTCCGGCCGTCGCTGGTGGTGCTCGACGACCCGCAGACCGACGAGTCAGCCCGCTCGCTCTCGCAGTGTGCCAATCGGGAACGGATCCTGGCCGGGGCGGTGCTCGGTCTGGCTGGTCCGGGAAAGAAGATCTCCGGCATCATGCCCTGCACGGTCATCCGTCCGGGGGACATGGCGGACAACATCCTCGACCGCGACAAGCATCCGGAGTGGAATGGTGAGCGGACGCGGATGGTCGACGCGTTTCCGACGAACGAGAAGTTGTGGCAGCAGTACGCGGAAGTCCGGGCGGAGGGCCTCCGGAACGGCGACGGAGGCAAGGCGGCCCGCGAGTTCTATGCCCGGCACAGAGAGGCGATGGATGAGGGGGCTTCCGTCGCCTGGCCGGAGCGGTTCAACCACGATGAACTCTCGGCCATCCAGCATGCGATGAATCTCAAACTGCAGGATGAGGCGGCGTTCTTCGCCGAGTACCAGAACGACCCGCTGCCGGAGGAAGTCGCCGAGGACGACCTGCTGACCGCCGATCAGGTGGCCGGCAAGACGAACGGCATGGAACGGCGGGAGATCCCGGTCGGCTGCAACCACCTCACCTGCTTCATCGACGTCCAGCAGAAACTGCTGTTTTATGTGATCGCCGGGTGGGAGGACGACTTCACCGGAGTGGTTGTCGACTATGGGACGTGGCCCGACCAGCAGCGAGCGTACTTCACGCTTCGCGATGCCCGGCGGACGCTGACGGCGGTTGCTTCCGGGACCGGGCTGGAAGGGTCGATCTACGCCGGGCTGGAGGAACTGACCGGCGACCTGCTGGGCCGCGAGTGGCCGCGGGACGACGGGGCCGCCCTGCGGATCGACCGCTGCCTCATCGACGCCAACTGGGGCCACTCGACGGATGTCGTGTACCAGTTCTGCCGGCAGAGTGCGTTCAGCGGCGTGGTGATGCCCTCGCACGGCCGGTTCGTCGGGGCTTCGAGCATCCCGTTCTCGGAGTACAAGCGGAAGCCGGGCGACCGGTTGGGACACAACTGGCGGATCCCCAACGTGCGCGGCAAGCGGGCGGTGCGGCACGTGCTGTACGACACGAACTATTGGAAGTCGTTCGTGCAGGCCCGGCTGGCAGTGGCGATGGGCGATCGGGGTTGCCTGTCGCTGTTCGGCCAGCGTGCCGAGACACACCGTCTTTTCGCGGAGCATCTGACGGCCGAGTACCGGGTACGCACGGAGGGGCGTGGCCGGACGGTCGACGAGTGGAAGGCCCGCCCCGAGCAGCCGGACAATCACTGGCTCGACTGCCTGGTTGGCTGCGCCGTGGCCGCGTCGATCCAGGGCTGCAGTCTTCTTGGTCTCGATCCTCCACCCAAAGACACTCGACGACGCGTGAAGCTCTCATCGCTGCAACAGGGGCGAAGGTAAGCGTCGGAATACACATCCAGACGTCAGCCGGCGGGACCGGACGATCGGCGAGGTTTCCTCCAACTAAAAACTTTCCAAAAACCCTACGCCACGGAAGCGTCCACAGGGGAAGTCTAATAATAGAGGGGCTTCGCTTCTCCCTCCCAACGTGACTTCTTCCGGAGGCTGCCTCGTGGCCGACGACCTCGACGACGCGATCCAGCAGAACGCCGAAGGGCCCGCCGAGGCCCGCGGCGACTCAGGCAGCGTCCGGCAGCATTCTCTGAAGGACCAGATCGAGGCCGACCGCTACCTGGCCGCGAAACGGGCCGCCCGTGCCAAACGGCTGGGCCTGAGACTCTCGAAACTCGTGCCCCCGGGCAGCGACTGAACTCCCACGACGGCACCTGCATGCTGACATGGCTCAAACGGCTGACGGGACCGCGCGCGCTGACCCGTCTGCAATCAGTCCGCCGCCTGCCCGGCTGGCTCCGCGGACGGTACGACGCGGCGACGACGACCGACAACAACGCCCGGCACTGGCGGGCGGCCGACGGACTCTCGGCAAATGCGGCCAACAGTCCGGACGTCCGCCGGATCCTGCGGAACCGGGCCCGCTACGAAGTGGCCAACAACAGCTACGCCCGCGGGATCGTGCTCACGCTGGCCAACGACATCGTGGGGACCGGACCGCGGCTGCAGATGCTCACCGGCGATGCGGCCGCGAACCGCCGCATCGAACAGGCGTTCCAGCAGTGGGCCCGCTCTGTCCGCCTGGCCGAGCGGCTGCGGACGATCCGGCAGGCGTGTGCCGTCGATGGGGAATCGTTCGCGATCCTGACCAATAACGAGAACCGGCCGGACGCCATCAGGCTCGACCTGCGGGTCATCGAGGCGGACCTGGTCACCACCCCCGACCTGCACCTGAAACCCGACGACCACGTCGACGGCATCCGGTTCGACTCCTATGGCAACCCGACCAGCTACTGCGTCCTGCGGGAACACCCGGGAGAGCTGCACGGCCGGCTGGAGCCGAGGTGCGACCGGATCCCGGCCGCCTCGATGATCCACCTGTTCCGGGCCGACCGCCCCGGGCAGGCCCGCGGGATTCCCGAGCTGACGCCCGCTCTGCCGCTGTTCGCCATGCTGCGGGACTACTCGCTGGCGACGCTCGATGCGGCCAAGGCGGCCGCCTACTTCGCCGGCATCATCTACACCGACGCGCCGGCCAACGGCGAGTCGGACGCCGTCGAGCCGATGGACCAGATCGAGCTGGAGCGGAACGCGCTGCTGACGATGCCCGGGGGCTGGAAGATGAGCCAGCTGCATGCCGAGCACCCCAGCGGCACATACTCCGAGTTCAAGCGGGAGATCCTCAACGAGATCGCCCGCTGTCTCAACATGCCGTTCAACATCGCGGCCGCGAATTCGGCCGGCTACAACTACGCCTCGGGACGCCTCGACCATCAGACGTACTTCAAGTCGATCCGGGTCGAGCAGTCCCATCTCGAAGCGGTCGTGCTGGACCGCATTCTGGCCGCCTGGCTCCACGAAGCGCGGCTGATCCCCGGCCTGCTCCCGACAGGACTCCGATCGCCCGCTGACGGAGCCCACCAGTGGTTCTGGGACGGACACGAGCATGTCGATCCGGCCAAGGAGGCGAACGCCCAGGCGACCCGGCTGGCCAGCCACACGACGACGCTGGCCGACGAGTACGCCCGCCGCGGTCTCGACTGGGAGACGCAGCTGCGGCAGCGGGCCAAGGAACTGACGCTGATGCGCGACCTGGGGCTCTCGGTGGCCGAGAGCCTGCCCCGACCTGAGGACGAGGAAGACGAGCCTGACGATGGCGAAACACGCGAAGAAGACGTCCCCACCGAAGCCTGAACGACAGTCGGTCCCGGCCGAGTTCCGGATCGTCGAGGCGGAGGGGGAGAGCGACTTCCGGCTCATCGAAGCGGCCGACACCGGCGAGTCGAGCGAGTCGGGAGAGGCTCCGAAGCTGCGGCGGTTCACGATGACCGCCTACACGGGCGGCAAGCTGCATCTACCGAGCTTTCCGTTCCCGGTGGTGGCCGACCTGTCCGGCATGCGGATCTCGGCCAAGGCCCGTCCGATCCTGCGGGACCACAACCTGGCCCGGATCGTCGGGCACACCGAGAACATCGAGATTAACCAGAGCTCGATCCGGCTGGCCGGGGTGATCTCGGCCGCGAACGACGTGGCCCGGGAAGTGGCCGCCTCGGCGGACAACGGGTTCCCCTGGCAGGCCTCGATCGGAGCGACCGCCAGCAAGGTGGCGTTCGTGGATGAGGGGGAGAGCGTCGAGGTCAACGGCCGCCGGTTCACCGGACCGCTGTACGTGGCCCGGCAGTCGGTGCTGCGGGAGATCTCGTTCGTGGCCCTGGGGGCCGATGACCAGACGATGGCCCGGGTCGCAGCGGGACATGCACAGGATCCCGAGTCTGCGACGCGACAGATTGAGGTGAACGGCATGGACTTCGAGCAGTGGCTGACGGGACTGGGCCTGAGTGCGGACAAGCTGGACGAATCCCAGGCGGCCCGCCTGCAGGCGCTGCACGCCCTGGAAGCGAGCGCGGCGGCTCAGCCGGACGAGGCGGACCAGGAGGACGGGACCACCGCCGGAGGCTCGACCAACACGGCGACCTCCGCCGCGACGCTCAACGCGTCGGACGGGACTCAGGTGCCTCCGTCGGGATCCCGGTTCCCGGTGCCACCGCGCGATCCTGTTGACGATCTGCGGGCGCAGTGGGCGGCCGAGCGCCGGCGGATCGCTCGCATCTGCGAGATCTGTGCCGGTCAGCATGCGGAGATCGAAGCGAAAGCGATCGAGGAAGGCTGGGATGCCAACCGGACGGAACTGGCCGTGCTGCGGGCCTCGCGGCCACAGGCCCCCGCGATCGGATCCTCCACGCCCGCTCTTAACGCGAAGACACTCGAAGCGGCCGCCTGCCTATCGGCGGGCCTTGCCGAGCCGCCGCTGCTGCGGGAGTACGGCGAACGGACGCTCGAGGCGGCCCAGCCGCTGCAGCACATCGGCCTGCGGGAACTGGTGGTCGAGTGCGCCCGGCTGGAGGGGGCCAGCATCCCGCGGGTGTTCGGGGACGGGACCGAGACGATCCGGGCCGGGTTCTCGACGATCAGCCTGCCGGGCATCCTCGAGAACGTCATGAACAAGACGCTGCTGGCCGCCTACCAGTCGACGCCGATTGCCGCGTTCCAGCTGTGTGCGGTCGGGACAGTGGCCGACTTCAAGGAAGTGAGCCGGTACCGCCTGCTGGGAACCGGCGGGTTCGAGCAGGTGGCTCCGGACGGTGAGCTCAAGCATGGCCAGCTCGGCGAGCAGAAGTTCTCCAACAAGGCGGAGACCTACGGCCAGCTGCTGATGCTGACCCGTCAGGACATCATCAACGATGACCTGGATGCGTTCCTGGGGATCACCCGCCAGATGGGGCGCTCGGGGGCCGAACTGGTCGACGACCTGTTCTTCACGCTGCTCCTCTCCAACCCGGACAGCTTCTTCGCGACTGGCAACGGCAACTACAAGGCGGGAGCCGATACGGCGTTCGGTTCCAACGCCCTGACGGACGCCAAGACGCTGTTCCGCAAGCAGAAGGCGGGGCCGGGGACGAAGGCGAAGGACAAGAAGCCGATCAACATCCGGCCGGAACTGCTGCTGGTGCCGGTCGAGCTGGAGACCGAAGCCGAACTACTCATGGGTTCAGCGCAGCTGATGATCGACGCGTCAGGATCGCCGACGAAGATCCCCGTTGATAACCCGCACCGCAACAAGTACGAGATCGTCTCGGCCCCGCATCTCTCGGACTCCTACTACAACGGCAGCAGCGGCACCGCGTGGTATCTGTTCGCCCGCCCTGGCGTGCTGCCGGCGTTCGAGATCGTGTTCCTCAATGGTCGGCGGACGCCCGTCATCGAGCGGGTCGAAGCGCCTCCCAACATGCTGGGGATGGGGTTCCGCAGCTACCTCGATGTGGGCGTGCGGGAGCAGGACTTCCGGGCGGCCGTGAAGATGAAGGGGGTCGCCTGATCGGAGTGACGTGACGTACGCCGCGAGGACTGATCCAGACTACAGGGAGACAAGAAGGTGCAGGCACACTTCATTCAGGCGGGGGACGCGATTGACCACACGCCCGGCAGCGATGTCGCGGCGGGTGACGTCGTGGTCCAGGGGGATCTCGTCGGTATCGCCAAGCGCGACATCACGGCGGGCGAGCTGGGAGCGCTGGCCGTCACGGGCGTGTTCGACGTGGCCAAGCAGGCGGGAGGCGGCGTCACATTCTCGACCGGCGATAAGGCGTACTGGGACGATACGAACAACGTCGCGGTGACGACCGACGGGGCGGGGGCCAACAAGCTGCTCGGGAAGGCGACGGCAAACGCGGCCGACGCCGACGACCTGGTTCGCATCCGGCTGAGCCAGTAGTCCCATGGCCGACCTGCTGGAGTGGGGGGCAAACTGGCTGGAACAGCAGCGGACGCAGCACCTGACGCGGACCGTCACGTACCGCCGCGGGGCGGAGAGCGTTGATGTGGCCGCCTCGATCGGCCGGACCGAGTTCGAGGTGGATGACGGCTACGGCGTGCGGCAGACGATCGAGTCGCGGGACTTCCTGGTGCTGGCTGCGGACCTCGTGCTTTCCGGAGTGCCAGTGCTTCCCGAGCGGGGGGACCGGATCGAGGAGACGTCCGGCACGACGCGGTTCGTGTACGAGGTGCTGGCTCCCGGACAGGAACCAGCCTGGCGGCACAGCGATCCGTACCGTCAGACGCTCCGGATCCACACCAAGCAGATCGGCAGCGAGCCGGTCTGAGGCCGATTCAGCGCGGACCGAACCGCGAGGCGATGAGGCCGCCGGCAACGAGGATCGAACCGGCGATGAGGGCGCCACCGTCATCGCCACCGAACCCGCCTCCCATGGCGGCCACCAACATCAGGACGCCGAACGCCATTGCAACCAGCGGGGCATGCTTCATCGGGGCATTCCTCAATGTGAGTCGAGTGTCGCACCGTCTCATTCCTGTTCTTCTGCGTCAAGGTTCTCTTCTGCATGGCCGTGATCAATGACATTGCCGAGGCCGTCGTGGCCGAGATCAATTCCGGAACGTTCAGCCAGCCGGTCACGGCGGTCCGTTCCTACGCTCCGCAGTACGAACTGGAGCAGCTGGCGGACTGCCAGGTGACGGTCGTCCCGAAGGGGCTGGCGACTCTGCCGGGTGGCCGGTCCCACAACCAGCATGACTACGCGATCGATGTGGCCGTTCAGCAGAAGCTCACGACCGCCGACAACACCGAGATCGATGGCCTGCTGACGCTGGTCGAACAGATCGCCGATGCGTTCCGGTTCCGGCGGCTGTCGAGCTATCCGGACGCGATCTGGCTGAAGACCGGGCACGAACCGGTCTACGCGCCGGAGCATCTGCACGAACTGCGGCAGTTCACGAGCGTGCTGACACTCACGTTCCGCGTGATGCGGTGACGCATGAACGGCCTGGGGATGAAGCTGCCGCGGACGCAGCGGCTGTTCTTCGACCGGGCGTCGGTGCTCAAGGCGGTCAGCCGGGCCGAGCGACGCACGCTCTCCCGGTTCGGTGCCTTCGTGCGGCGGACAGCCCGCTCGAGCATTCGCCGCCGCAAACGGATCTCGGCACCGGGAGCCGCTCCCTCGAGCCACACCGGTCTGCTGCGGCGCACGATCTTCTTCGCGTATGAGCCGCAGCGATCGAGCGTCGTCATCGGTCCGCTGCAGCTCAACAAGGGAACCGACGCTCCGGCCCTGCTGGAGCAGGGCGGCCGCGTCACGCGTCGCCGCCGCAACCGGAGTGTCCGGCTGACGTACCGTCCGCGGCCCTTTATGGGGCCCGCGTTTCAGCGTGAACAGTCCCGACTCCCCGCCCTGTGGCGGAACTCTGTGAGGTGATTCCTTGGACCGACCTGCCGATGCACACCGCCGGGGGGACATCGTGGTCCCCCGCTGGTTCGTCTCGTTCCTGAGTTTCACGGTCTCGGTCGTGTTCATGGGGGCCGTGCTCTGGGCCTGGCAGATCAGCACGGACGTCAGCGCGATCAAGGTGGAAGTGCGGGCCCAGACCGACCTCCGCCGGGCCGAGCTGGACGACATCCGTCGCCGGCTCAGCCGACACGACTTGCTCCTTGAACGTCTGCTGGAGCGCCCCTGATGAAGAGAGACCCTCGGTCGGGGCAGCTGCATGAAGTGACGTCGGTCGCCGCGCTCTGTGAACCGGACGCAGTCCCGCTGCAGCCACTGGACATCGCTGCCTGCCACGGCACCGGGTGGACCGCCCGAGCGATCCGGTACGGTACGGCGTCTTTGCTGGCTCCCCCGCGGCTGCGACTCGGGCCCTCGCATGTGGCCCTGATGTGCGAGTACCACGGCCGCATGCTGTGGATCGAGTCGACCACACTGGCGCCGCGCCCCTGCGCCATCCTCGGCGGGTTCATCGAGGGCTGCCAGGGGCACCTGCCCGAACTGCGGATCCTCGATTACCTCGAGGCGGGTGGTCGCGTCGACGTGTACCGGCTCGCACCGATCCAGACACTGTCGCAGGCCGAGTCCGAGCTGCTTACGACGATCCTGGTGCGGCACTTCGTGGGCCAGCGTGTCACCTACGACCTGGGAGGCGCCCTCATCTCGGGGACGCGGTTGCTCAAGCGGACGAGCCTGCTGCCGGCCGCTGACCTCAACGAGCTGTTCTGCTCGGAACTCGTCGCGGCCGTGCTGATGCGGCTGGGGCGGATGAACCACGACAACCCGACCCGCTACCACCCGGCCGGCCTGCTGAGGGAACTCGTGCGGCAGGGGACCTATCGGTTCGAGCGGTCGTTCGTGGCGTCCTCCGCGCTGCAGCACGCATCCCTCAACTGACTTCCCTGCAGGAGAAAACGGTGTCCCGCTGGTTCTTCGTCATCCTGGCAACGCTGGCTGTCATCGATCCCGCCTCTGCCGGGACGGTGATCGGCGATGCAGTCGTGCAGGTGGAGGGCTGCAGCGGCGTCTGTGTCGATCCGACCGGACTCGTCCTGACTGCCCGGCACTGCCGGCTTCCCGAGACAGTGACCGTTCGGTTCCGGGATCAGACCGTGACGGCATATCGGGTCTACGAGTGCGACGAGACGGAAGGGCCGGTCGTCTACGACTGCGCGGGGGACGGCTACCCGTTCCGCCCGGTGGCGGCGACTCCGCCTCGCGTTGGAGAACGGGTCTGGACGTACGGCTACCCGCAGGGACGTGGACGGCGGGAGCTGGCGTTCACCAGTGGACCGCTGCTGCGCTGGAGCACGTTCGAGTATGCGGGGGGCCACTTCAACGGCAACGTGGTCCGCTGCGTGGCAAGGCCCGGCTGGAGCGGCGGCCCCCTGATCAACGGCCGGGGGGAAGTGTGCGGCCTGCTGAGCAGTTGCGATCAGCAGACGAGCGTGTTCATCGGCTGGTCAGCCGTGCGGGACGCGGTCACCGCGGCTCAGGAGCGTATCGAGGCGTCCGCGGACGCCGACGAGGACGAGCGTCCCACGCTGTACGTGTTCGGCTCGGTCTCCTGCAGACCCTGCCGGCAGTTCCGCAGCGACTTCGCCGATCGGGAGTTCGCGGCTCAGCTGCAGAAAAGGTTCCGGATCGAGTTCGTGGATGTCGACAAGCGTCCCGAGGTGGCCCGCCGGTTCGGTGTGACGGAGGTCCCGACGTTCCTCGTACCGGGAGGGCCGCGCGTCACCGGCTACGTGGGGCGGGAGTCGCTCCTCAACGCTCTCGGAATCCGCGGTGAGCTTACCGATCGGCCGCCGCCGGAGCGGACGGTGGTCCCGGACGACTCCGAGGAAGCGGAGGCCGGAAAGACATCCGACACGAACGATCCGGAGGACGTCGAGACCGAAGTCGCTGATCGGAAACCGCCAGCTTCAGCCACACACCATTCCGAGACGTCAACGCGCGACCGCACGTCGGCGACCGACTCCCGGCTCGATCGCCTGAACGCGCTGCTGCAGACGGCCCTCTCGCTGACGACCGTGCTGGGAGCGACCGGCGGTGTGGCCGGCCTGATCGCCGCCGGTCTGGCGGCCTGCAACGCCCTGCGACGCCGTCGTCGGCGAATCGGACGAACCGGCCGTGATCCACCCGTTGCACCAACGTCGGCGCAAGTGCCGACGCCGGAGCCGCCAGCGACGGTCTCGGTCGATGCACCCCCACCACCGCAGGCAATCGTGCCGGAGACCCGCTTCGCTCCCTACGAGAGGGACACGTTCGCCGAAGCGTTCGCCTGGGCCGAGGCCGAGTTGGCCCGCAAGTATCCCGGGTCGGTCGGCACCCTCGAGTCGCTGCGGGGACTCATCGATCAGTACCTGGCCGCCCGCGGCTACCGGCCTCCGGCCTCCCGCAACGAGCCCTGAATCCTGCTGTTCTCTGACCCGTTTCCTGTTTCGCTTCAGTGCTGCTGCCTGAAGCCTGACGCCCTGGAGTTTCACGCATGACCGGACACGACGCATTCCTGTGGTACAACGTCGGCGACTGGGGCCGCTATGGACTGGCGGTCCCCAATTTCTCCGACGACACCCGTTCGCAGAACGACACGATCCGCTATCTGACCGATGTCGTCGGCCGCAACCTGCAGGCCATCCTGTGGCATCCGGACGGACGCCTGCGGACGCCCCCCTCCATCAACACCCTCACGCGCATCCACAAGCTCTGTACGCGGGCCCGGGCCATCCTCGCCGGGAGGGCCGTTTCGTCCGCGACGCTCAACATGGAGACGCAGCACGCCCTCCCCGCGCCGGAGGAGTTCCTCGTCTATCCGACTCCCTACTTCAAGCTCCGCAACCAGTGGCTCAAGCAGTATGCCGGGCTGATCCTGCTGGCCCAGACGGAGGCCATGCAGCATCAGGAGAACGCCCGGCCGCTGGAGATCAGCGAGTCGTTCGCCGGACTGATCGGCCAGTACATTCACCGGGTGTACCGCCTGATGGCGACCGAACTGTTCCGGGTGCCGCTTGAGGAAGCCTCGCAGCGGGACTTCACCCTGACGGGCGCCCAGCTGGCCGGCTACGACCCGTCCGCCTGGTTCACCAGCACCGAAATGATCGACACGGTTCCCCGGCTGGAGGACTGGCCGACCGAAGATGATCTCGCCGTGCTCACCAACGGCATTCCGATCAGCCATCTGCCGGTGCTCGGACGCTGGCCCTCAGGGCCTTCGAGTGCTCCGAGTGGTGGTGGCGCGGTCCAGTCGACCGAGTCGTTCGCGAAACCGCCTTCGGCGTAGGCTTCAGACAACAGACCTCAGACTTCAGCTTTACGGAGTGAGCGAATGAGACCATTGAGGACGCGGGACGTTTCACGAGCGGTTGCTTCGACGATGTTCTCTTCGCTCTTCGGAAGAAACCCGAGTCGCCGGGCCAGGGACGCCTGATAAGCAACTTCACACGCAGAACCGTATGCCATGTCCAAGAACCGCAAATAGTCCGCCTCAGTGTGGCGGGCACAACCTTCAACAATGTTCGAGGCAATTGATACGGCAGCGCGTCGCATCTGATTCGTGAGCCCGAATTGTTCGGACTTCGGAAACGAAGCCGTCACTCGGTAAACGGTCAGTACCAGATCGTCTGCTAACTCAAATGCCCGCAGTTTGGTGTGATCTCGCATCGCATCTCCTGAAGCCTGAAGCCTGAAGCCTGAAGCCTGGAGCCTGGAGCCTGGAGCCTGGAGCCTGGAGCCTGGAGCCTGGAGCCTGGAGCCTGGAGCCTGGAGCCTGGAGCCTGGAGCCTGGAGCCTGGAGCCTGGAGCCTGGAGCCTGGAGCCTGGAGCCTGGAGCCTGGAGCCTGGAGCCTGGAGCCTGGAGCCTGGAGCCTGGAGCCTATCACAATGGCCATCAAACTCGGCATGGAAGCGAAGCTGTACCGGAACTCCGCCAGCTACGCGACGCCGACGTGGGAAGAGCTGACGAACGTCCGCGATCTGACGCTCAACCTGGAGGCGGGGGAAGCGGACGTGACAACCCGTGGCAACGCCGGCTGGCGGGCCATCGTGGCAGCGCTGAAGGACGCATCGATCGAGTTCGAGATGGTGTGGGATCCGGCGGATGCCGGGTTCACCGCGCTGCAGCAGGCGTTCTTCAACAAGACGGCGGTCGAGTTCGCCGTGATGGACGGAGACGTGACGACCAGCGGTTCGCAGGGACTGCGGGCCAGCATGTCGATCACCAGCTTCGGCCGCTCCGAGCCGCTCGAGGAAGCGATGACCGTGAGCGTGACGGCCAAGCCGACCTACGCCGACAACCCGCCCGAATGGATGACGGTGGCGTAGGACGGGCGTCAGGCTTCGGACGTCAGACTGAGCTGGGCAAGGAACGGCGGAGGCCGTTGACGGCGCGTGACGTTTCTCCGGCGACGATCGAGTCGAGTGAATGTCTCGGTGAGAAGTGCGCTCCCGGCGGGTGTCGAGCTGGCGGGAACAGCATGGGTCGCCGCGTGGAGCGGGAAGCGGTCGTCGGGCGATAACGCCCAGAATCACCGGGCCGGCGGTGAAGACTCTCCACTTGAAACGGACCCGGACGCCGGCTCCGGTGGATGCGATTGTTCGGCCTTTGAGCCGTCGATTACGGTTGGCTGTAATTCAAGATCCCGCGCACCGAGCACCAGTATTAACGTATCGGGTTTCAAGACGTTGAGGTACTGGTCCGACACGGGCGTTCCTGAGAGCGATACGACGACAGGTGTAGGACGTGCAAGGAGTTCGGTGACGTCTTTGTCCAATTCCTTGCCGTCAGCCCGGGCGATCTTGGTCTCCTTGTTCCAGTGCCACCGCGGTCCTCCAAGGTATATCGTAACCGTTTCTGGGGAGCTTGGGTCAGGCTGGTCAAAACGCCAGCCTTTCGTCTTGTTCTTGGCATTCCATAACAAGTTGGGCGAGGTGAGCGTAACGTAAGTAAGCAAATGTGGTCCATCGAGGCCGAAGTCGCGACTCAGCCCCTTCGTCGCTTGTGCGAGAGCGAAAACAGGCGGTCGGTCTGCCTGCATCGGCAGCTCTGCAGGGCCAGCGTCTCTTCGTTGACTTGGCTCGTGGCTGACAGCGACCGAATGCAGACTGAGTGCGACGGCTAGGCAGAGAACGGTCTTTAACATCTCTTTTCCGATTGAACCCATGAGTCGTCGATTCAGGTCGAACTTGTTTCTCTCTCAACAATCAGCCCCGAGAATACTGCGTGCGGAACGGGGGATCAAACTTTTTCGTGCAAAAGAGATGCGGCAAATGCGACATGCGAATTCGCCCAGTAATTCCCGCGCGACGCGCTGCGACGACGAGACTGCCTGAACAATCCCGGACGGCGGGGCGGCATCCGATGAACCGGACTGCGAAGCCCGTGAGAGGCGTTTCTGAATGAGCAACTTCACCGACCGGACCGGCCGCACCTGGCAGGTCGACGTCAACGTCGCCGCGGTCAAGCGGGTGCGGGACACGCTGGGAATCAACCTGCTCGCCGTGCTCGACGACGGAGCGCGGCTGCTGGCCGACCTGCACGATGATCCGATCCTGCTGGTTGACGTGCTGTACGTGATCTGCCGACCGGAAGCCGAAACCGCCGGCGTGGACGACGAAGCGTTCGGGCGGGCGATGTCGGGAGACGCGCTGCTGGCTGCTCACGCCGCTCTGATCGAGGGACTGGAAGGTTTTTTCCCGAACCCCGGGCAGCGGGCCGTGCTGAAGACGCTCGTGGGCAAGATCCGGGGGGCGGCCGAGGCGCTGATGGAGCACGCGGAGACGACGCTGCAGGAGATCGACGAGGCGTCGGTGGCGCAGCATGCTATCGCCTCTGCTGGGAGCTCGCGGGCATCGTCGGCGTCGAGCCCGGGCCGCTGACACTGCGTGAACTGGTGTGGATGGTCCACGCGCGGCAGCGATCCGCCTGGAATCACACCGCCGCACTGCTGGCACTGATCGCCAACACTCACCGCGATCCGAAGACGACCCGCCCGTTCCGTCCCGCCGACTTCCATCCGCTGCCGGAACCCAGGCAGCGACCACGAACGATCGTTCCGCTGACCACTCTCAAGGACGTGTTCGTGGACCGGCCGGGCGTGAGACGCGTTCGTTGATGATGGCTTCGTCTGACAGGAATCACTGACCGTGGCCAACTCGCAGGGGATCCGGGCCAGTCGCGCGTACGTCGAGCTGTTCACGGACAACAGCCGACTCGTCCGCGGCCTGAAAGCGGCCGAACGACGGCTCAAGGCGTTTGGGGCGGGAGTCCGTGCGGTCGGAGCCGGAATGGCGGCTGGTGGCGCGGCCCTGCTGACCCCGCTCACGCTCGCCGCCCGGTCGTTCGCGACTGCCGGGGATGACCTGCACAAGATGTCCGCCCGCACCGGAATCGGTGCCAGGCAGCTCTCGGCGCTCGGGTTCGCCGCCGAGCAGAGTGGCGGTTCACTGCAGGATGTCGAGAAGGCGGTCCGGCGGATGCAGCAGACGATCCTCGATGCGGAGCGGGGCTCGTCGACGGCCACGGACGCTCTTGAGAACCTTGGCCTGACACTGGGCGACCTGCAGGGGCTCACGCCCGATGAGCAGTTCCGGCTGATCGCCGACCGCCTGTCGCAGATCGAGGATCCCGGTCGACGGGCGGCCGTCTCGATGCTCACGTTCGGGCGCGCCGGACAGAAGCTGCTGCCGCTGCTCAGCGAAGGGGCCGACGGCATCGCTGCACTTCAGGCCGAAGCGGAGTCCCTCGGCATCACGCTGACCGACGAAGACGCCCAGGCGGCCGCCGGGCTGACGGATGCCATGAACCGGATGACGCGTGTGGCCAGGGCGACCGTTGTGCAGTTGGGTGGCGCACTGGCTCCAACGCTGACCCGCGTCGCCAACTTGATCGCCACGACGTCCGCACAGGTCAGCGACTGGATCCGGAACAACCGCGGGCTGGTGACGACCGTGGCCGCCGTCGCCGCGGGCCTCGTATTGGCCGGCGGCGTCCTCATCGGTGCCGGGGTGGCGTTTACAGCAGCGGGAATGGCGGCAGGTGCGGTAGCGAGCGTCCTGACCACGATCGGCGCGATCATCGGCGGCCTGCTCTCGCCGGTCGGCCTGCTGACGTCAGCGGTCGCCGCGTTGGGGGCCTGGTTCCTCACGTCCTCTTCAGCCGGCATGCAGGCGATCGCGCTGCTGCGGGGAACATTCGGGCCGCTGGTGGACGAAGCACGCGCCGCGTTCGGAGCGATCCGGAATGCCCTCGCCTCGGGAGACTTCTCGGCCGCCGCGAACGTGCTCTGGAGGACGCTGCGGCTGTGGTGGGTTCGCGGGACCGGCTGGCTGATGCAGCAGTGGGAACGGTTCCGCGGCATGGTCCTGAACGTCTGGCACTCGGTGCAGGATGGACTGGCCCGCGGGTTCCTCGAAGTGGTGGACCTGATGCGGGACGCCTGGTCGACGTTCACTTCTGCGTTTTCGGTCGCCGCCGTGCAGTCCGCCCGGACGGCCATGCTCGCCTACGTCGGCCTGCTCGAACTGACCGGGCAGATCGAGAAAGCGACCGCCCAGGCCATGCGGACCGGCATCAACATCGCCGCCGGCACGCAGGTCGGCTCGATCGAGTCGGCACGCGATCAGGAGGTTGCCGCCCGCGAGCAGCAGCGGCGGGCCGCGCTGGCCGAACTGGATGCCCTGCGGAAGCAGGACGCCGACAGCGTTCAGCGTCGCCTCGATGCGGAGATCGCCCGGGCAGAGCGTGCGGCGGCTGCGGCCCGGGCCGAGTTCGAGCAGACGGTGAGTAACGCGGAGGCTCTGACGGGCGGTCCCGGTGCTGGCCCACTCGGTCCGTTTGATCCCTCCGCGATCTTCGATCGTTTGACGCTGGCGACGGCAGGACTCCCGGGACGGGCGGGCGGACTCGACTTCGGCCTCTCTCCCCAACAGCAGCAGTTCCTTCGCATGCAGGCGGCCGGCACGGGCACGTCCCCTGAAGAAGAAGCCGCCGATCATCTGGCCGAGATGAAGCGGACCCAGCAGCAGATCGTCGACCTGCTCGAAGACGGAAACCGGATCGCCCGCGAACAGCAGCCGCCCGAAGAAGGCGACTTCGGCTGACGCGCTGCATCGCCTTCGACTTCTCCTGCTCTTCGTTGCTCCTCCCCACCTCGAGTTCGATTGCCCATCATGCTTGTCTCGATCAGCAAAGTCTGGGGCGGACGGGGCGAGTTCGAGCTGCGGTCCCGCCGCGGCTATACCCGGCGGTTCCTCGGCCGCTCAGGTCGCAGTGACGACAGCGAGCTGGACATCAAACGAAGTCCCCTCTGTCCGCAGGTCGGCGATCTCGATCCATACGACCGGCTGGCCGTCATCCGCCGCGTCCAGGTGCGTCTGATCGACTTCACCGACCGCGAGTGGGAGATCACCGTCACGTCAAGCACGGACGTGCCCGAGCGGGAGATCAGCCCGCTCGAGAAACCGGCCGAGATCAGCTGGGACTCCGATCAGTTCGAAGCGACCACCGTGTTCGATCGCGATCGGCGTCCGGTCACCAACTCCGCCGGCGACCTGGTGCTGTTCCCCTACGAAGACTCCCGCTGGGTGGCTGACGTCTCGAAGAACGTCGCCCGCGTCCCCCGCTGGATCACGCAGTTCAATAATGCGATCAACTCCGGCTCGATTTCCGTCGACGGCATCCGGTTTCCGAAACGGACGCTGATGTGCAAACACCTGCGGATCGGCACGCAGCAGACGACGAAGCTCAACGACCGGGACGTAACCTTTTTGCGTGCTTACGTTCCAGCTGCACGTCCGGCATGGGGGCTGGCGGATCACGCACCCGGACGTCGGGTTCAACGAACGCCGTCCCGCTCTACGGCCCGTGCGGAACCGGCGGACCGGTGCGATCGTCACCGATGGTGACGGCCTCCCCCGCTACGTGCAGACGACGATCAGGGAACGGATCCGGATTGGCGAGCCGCCGGAGTACCCCAGCGAACCGCAGCCGCTGGACGAGCAGGGCCGCGTGATCGTTGATCCGACGCCCGACGACATCCGCCAGATCGAGATCGACCGCTACCGCGAGCTGCCGTTCAGTCGGCTCCCGTTACGGTGAGCCGCAGGAGTCAGGAATCAGGGCGGCATCCGCCGCATTGATCAAGCAAGGGCGCCACGGCTCTGTGAGACGTGCCCGGCTCCGCCGGTCTGTTGCGCGTGAGAGCAGTCGACGCGGCCAGGCACTGCCTGGCGACCAACAACGTTCGACACGACAACACCAGTCGACAGGAACCAACCGGCGGATGCCGGGTGGAGGAGCCGCATGGCGACCAGAATCTACACCGGCGACGCTCCGGCCATCGCGCAGCGGACCCGCATCACCCTGTCCGGCAATCCCGGTGAAGCGGCCGACCTGACCGCGACGATCGGTCGCAAGTCGATCACGGCCGAGGCGGGTGGCGAAGCAACTGACGACACCCTCGCCACGTTGCTGCAGGCAATGGCGACCGCGTGGAACGACTCGGACCTCGGCGAGCTCGCTGAAGTGACGGCGACCACCGGCTCGCTGCTTGATGGCACACCGTATCTCGATCTCGAGGCGGACACGCCCGGTGTCCCGTTCGCGGTGCAGTTCGACGCGCCGCATCCGACGGTCGACGTCGATACGTTGCAGCTGGGAGGACCGGGACAGAACGAGATCCAGCAGTTCACCATCGATCCAGCACCGACCGGCCCGGCACCTGCCGGAGGGGCCTACACGATCCAGTGGGACCTGGGGAGCGGCGTCGAGACCAGCGCGGCGATCGCAGCCGGGGCCTCGGCCGAAGCCATCCGGAACTCGCTCGTCAGCGGCATGCCGTCTCTCTCCCTGGCGGACGTCGCCGTATCGGGGACCGGCACCACCGAGGAGCCGTGCGTCATCGAACTGCAGGGAGCGCTTGCCGGGACGAACGTCGCTCTGCTGACCGTCGACACGTCCAGCCTGACCGGCGATGCGACCGCCACGCTCAAAGTGGTCCAGGAGGGGGGCAAGCCGGTCGCAGACACACTCATCGTGCGGGACACGTTCACTGCCGCCGACGGCACCGAGCTGGCCAGCCGCACGTCCGACACCGGCCACAACTGGCAGAAGCAGTCGGGGGCCGACCTGCTCATCCGGAACAACCGGCTGGTTCACTCGGGCGATCTCAACTCGACGTACATGCTCTCGGCAGCGCACGGAGCCGACACCGTCGTCAAGATGCAGGTGGTTCTCTCCGGCGATGCCGGGCCGCAGGCGTCACGCGGGATCTGGATCTACGTTCGCTCGACGGCTGTCGACCTCACCGGGGACTACCTCCGCGTCAAGCTGACGAAAGACATCGGCGCGGCGACGTTCACCCTGTCGATCGAGGAGTGGCGATTCGGAGCGTTCGCCACGCTGGCGACCGGCACTGGCAAGTACGTCTCCGGAGTGCCGTACGATATCACGATCCGCATCGGCGGCCAGCAGGTGCTCGTCGACACGAACCTCGAGCGGGTGGCCGCCTGGTACACGCCGGTCGCCGGCAGCTACTACGGTCTGCAGCTGAACAGCTACGGCGACCATCAGCTGAGCGTCGACAGTTTCGAGATCCACTCGTCGAAGGAGTCAGACGAGCAGTGGCGGCTGTTCACCGACGCGGCCGCCGGGACGTTCGCGCTGACCAGCCCGGCCGGCGACGCCACGGGGCCGATCGACCACGATGCTGCGGCCGCGACGATCAAGGCGGCCCTCGAAGCGATCTATGCCGGGACGTGGACGGTGACCGGAACCGGTACAGTCGGCGATCCCTGGATCGCGACGGCTGGCGGCGCCATGGCCGGCACGGACATCTCCGAGCCGACGCTCGACGACACGCTCCTCTCTCTCGGCTATCTCGTCGACGTCGCAACGCTGCAGGAGGGCAGCGGAGCGACCGCCGAGCAGTGGCAGGTCATCATTCATGATGCCACAGGCGGCAACTTCCAGTTGTCGGTTCTCGGTCAGCAGACTATGGACATCGCGTTTGGAGCGTCCGCCGCCACAGTGCAATCGGCGCTCGAAGCCGTCCCGGCGGTCGGCCCCGGCAATGTCACCGTCAGCGGGGCGGGAACAACCGGTGACCCGTACCTCATCACGCTCGTAGGGGATCTGGTCGGCGAAGCCGTCCCCCAGCTCATCGCCCACAACGAGGACCTGACCGGGCCAGCCTCAATCACTGTCACGCAAACGACCCTGCAGAACAGCAGGGGACCACAGCACTGGGACGATCCGCTGAACTGGATCGATGCGACAACCGGCCTGGCAGGCTTCCCGACCACCGGGGATGACGTCGTCATCGAAGACGGCGATCGGGACCGTTCGCTGAAGTACGGCCTCGATCAGTCAGCCGTGAAGCTGAACTCGCTGACGATCAGCAGCCGGTTCGAATCGGGGGCGCAGATCGGCCTCGCCGAGCACAACGAAGACGGCGGCTACCACGAGTACCGGGACACGTACCTGCAGATCGGTCTGCAGGGGGACGCCCGCATCGAGATCGGAGCCGGCGAAGGATCGGGCAGCAGCCGCATCAACCTCGATACGGGGAGTGACGCAGTCACCATCCGGGTTCTGCAGACGAACGGCCCGGCGGCCGATGGCGTCGGAGCCGTCAACTGGATCGGCACGGCCGCGGCCAGCACGCTGCTCGTCGTCGACGGGTTTGTGGCGGTCGCGCCGCTGGCCGGACAGACAGCCTCGCTTGAGCGACTGACCATCCGCCAGGGTGTCGTCACGCTCGGCGCGGGGGCGACCGTCGGCGACGGCAGCGGCATGGCGATCGACAAGTCAGGGGGCGAACTGATCATCGGCCGGGCGACGATCCGCGGCACGGCGATGATCAATGGATGATCTTGTTCTCGCGTGAGAACGGGCGACGCACCAACCACATTCGACGAGAAGGAGGCGGCGGAGCTGC